AAAACCCCGCCGAAGCGGGGTTACTCGTATATCTAATTATTCTTAGATGTTGCGGTCCCTGATAAGACCATATTCCTGACCTGAGAAGTTAGGGTCTGGCAGAAGACGGAATGAAACTGGGAATACCGTTGCCTCACTACGCTTTACGCTGTGAGCAGTTGTCTCAACGGAAAGAACTCTACGTGCGTGATATAGTCGCTCGCGCTTTACACCACCGGCCGTCTTTGGTCCAGGACCAACGGCAACAAGAGAGCGCTCAACTGGCTCGTCACCAAGAGCACCCGCTGCAATTCCAAGCTCAGTTGTGCTTGATGTTGAAGTAAGGGTAGCTGACTGCTGACCCCATGCAACTAGAAGATTCTCCAGAGCTGCCTCTGCAAGTGTGGTGTTAACCATCACCTTCATAGACTGCTTGAACAACTTAGCTGAGTCCAATAGCTGGTCAACCTCAACCTCACCGTAATCTGGCTCATAAGAAACCTCAAGACCCTCGGTCGTGAAACCTGCGTGTCGCCAGTCAGCGGTAGCGCCATCTAGAGCAGTCGTGAAAGAGCTTCCTGATGATGGTGCCGCTGGTAGTGATGGGCCATTTACCCATCAGCATCAGTGCTGTCCTTTACAGAAATGTAGAGAGCTGCCGCACCGATAATAATGTTACGTACCTGATATGCCATTTTGTTTTGTCACCTCCATTTGGATTAAAAAGTTTGTGTGCTGGCTAGGCACTTCCTCTAAAAGTATATTATCGTGATTCTGGTTAAAAAGCCAAATCAAAACGTTTATACTCTCATTCCATTGCCATCTTGTGAGTTGAGATTGGTTGTGTACTCATAGTTGATGACAATGATAGCCGACTGTTCGCCGCCCTCTTCTTCATAAGCATCAGGGCCGACAGCACTTGTAACCACAACATACTTGAAGTCAAAGCTAGGCGATACAACATTGCTGTCGTTGATATTCCTTGCTGTCCAGTCTACTCTTTTCAATAGGTCTGTCATGTATCCATGAATAGCCCGCAATCTTTCCTCATCAGGGTCATAGATGATATATACGCACTGTTCGCGGCACAACCACCAGTCTGAAGAGTAAGGGTTTACGTTATAGCTGTATACGATGAATGGAGACTTCTTGTCTTCTGTAATTGTGAAAATCTGTGGCTTCTGCTGAGAAGGAATGATGGGCACAATACTAAAACCCGCCAAATTTCCAGAATCAGCATAATCACCAAATGCCTTAACGCCGGACTTGTACTCGAAGTCTTTCAACTTCGACCAAAGCCACATATTAATATAATGTGCACCAAATGCACTGTAGTCAACCGTCATCCGTAGATAATCCTCTCTCTAGCCTTAGCCTGTTCGATATACTTTGCTGAACGTCCCATCAAGTATTTAGTAGCCGCTGCTGCACCTGCTGCTTCCGCCGCATCTGCCTCAGCAATTGTCGCCATGCCAATAGTCTTACTTCTCGCTCTTCTAAACTTTGATGTTACAGACTCAATAGGCATTCTTCCAAGGTCTTCCTCAAGCACTCTACGAATCTGCGTATTGAATACAGCCTCACCTTCCGAACCAGACCACCAACTGATATATTCTCTTGTGAATGCACCCTTTGTAAGCTTTCCTCCAGTATTACTCACCTGGATAGGCTTCCTGGTGAACTGCATCTTGTACTTGCCCTCTGGATTCGTCGGTCCAGTGAAATACGCCAGGATGCTTCCACGCTTAGGCCGGATAGTCAAGTTTTGTCCGTATTCCATTACTGGAGCTTTCCATACAAAGACGTGAATCTTCTTAACCCCGGCTTCTTGAAAATCAGAGCGCACAGGAACCATCTGCTTTGAAGCTCTCCATGTAAATGTAGCCAATCTGTTGTTTCCATTGCCAGATAGATTGTCAACCCATAGCTTTGCAGTAGGGTCACCAATCTGCCCCCACTCATAAACGTGATGGAATCTTTCAGGCTGTGCCGGTGCACGTACAGACATAAACTGTGTGAACTCATCAGACATTACAGCATGAGTATACTTCAATACTGGACCTATATGTCTTTCTGTGTTTACTTGGACAGATATTGTCTTCAGAAAACCAGCCAAAGCGGCAGCCTCTGTTGTATCGACACTGAATCCCACACTAGGTCTAGCCATTACTGCACCTGCGCTCTCTTCACCAGTGCGACCTTTTCAACAACAAGACCGAATGCATCGATTACTGGTGATACTCTGAATACATCAAAGGTGGTTGGTGGATTACCATCAGATTCCTCTTCTGTCCACAAAACCCGGCCGGAAAGTGTCCTGATATTGGTCACCTTGTCTCGCAGTGTAACATTTGTGTTAGATGGCAGCGATAGCTTAATCCATTCGTCATTAAGGTATTCTGCACCGAACTGTTCTGCCGCATGCAAACTTCCTGACAAAGAAGCCTTAGCAAGACACTTCGAAGTGATGATATTACTTCCTGAATCTCCAGAATTCATAACCCACTCTTCAACAAAAGCTCCGGATGTAGGATTCTGCACCCACTGCCAAACGCCACCTTCTGTAGTGGGCGCAGCAGTGGGCTTGATGATATCAACAAGCATACTGAATTTAGCACTCGCAAGACAACGCATCATATTAAATCACCGTCATTGTACTACGCCTGAACTGTTCAAGCAGTTGGTCTGCGATAACACTTCCTGTGCCGTAGTATGCATTTGGATTAAACTCATATCGCCATCCGTCACCAGAAATACTCTTCAGATATCTGTCACGGTACTCATTCTGTGGGCAAAGCTCATCTTCCGCAAGCATCAGAGCCGCTTCTTTTACGTCTGCCGGTACGTCTTCATATCCCCATACACCATCAATGGTGTAGACGACATTATCCTTGAAGCCCGCGCATGAATACATTGAGTAAGGGTCTCTGATGACATTTTCAAACACGTAATCACCAGTTGGCAAAGGATTTGACATTCCGACATACCATCCATCTCCACGAACAGCATAGAATCCTGGTGCAGAAATTCCATCATCAGAATACATGATATTGTCACCAGTGATGTTGTTCAGCTGCACCAACCTATCAGAAAGCTTCAACTCTTCGTCACCAGCACCGATAATAGTCCTCTTGCCTACATAACGGCCGAACTCCTGGCCAGTGTAATTGTCGATGACTCCTCTGATTCTACGCTCAAGTCTGATAAGCTCAGCATCAGGGATTGACATTGAAGAAATCTCAGGAATAGCCGCTTTTACTTCATCAAGAGTGAAGTATGGTGTCACAACATTCACAGAAGTCTGGAAATTGTACGTCTTGGTCTGTGAATTCTCCAGATAGTTGAATCTCCACTTGATAGTGAATGATGTATCATTGTCTACTAGACTGAATGGGAGCGTAACCCTATACCCGCCGCTAATTGACGTGACTGTCGGAAAAGTGTACAAAAGGGTTGACCCATCGTATGCAGCTACATCGAAGGTTCCTGAAATTGCTGTGACCGGCACTCGCAATTCTACATTTGCTAGTTCATTCCTGTAAATTTCCATATATGAATTATACCCCCTTTCTAAATCTCGTACCAATTATTGGAGTATGGTGCATAGGTGTGAGAGGCATTCGGAGTGTTGAACGCTACAGACGTTGCGCCATCAATGTGCTGACCAGAAATAGGAACAACATTAACATTGTGTGTACTGCTGTCAATCTTCTTAATCGTGAATACGCATGGAGTCCATGCAGCACTGATAAGATAAATATTGACGTCACCAGCAGAGGCATCTACAAAGATAATCTTGTCAATAACATTTACTGTATAGTCAGCAGACTTTGAAACAATTGGAACTGGCTTCTGACCGTTGATGATATTCAAACCTGTTGGGTGAGCCACTGATACATTCGCAACAGTAAACAAACCAGTCAGCTTAACTGTTCCCAAAGGGGCAGCAAGACCATTTCCGCCGGTATTGTCAGAAAATGTTGGTGCGCCAGACTCAGTATCAAGCTGGTCAATGTCAACAATAGGGCCAATTCCGTCAGAACCTACACCGATGAAGTACATCACGTTACTGCAAGCCTCGATAGAAAGCTGTGCCGCCTTGATTGCGTGAGTCGCACCAACCGAGTTGTAGTAGTTTCCTACAGGGCAGAATGCGGACCAGCAGTACAGAATTCTCATTGTGTCTGCAACAACATGCTCTGTTGCAAAGAACGCGAATGTGTACCCGCCGTGAATTGTCACATTCCTGACATAGCAATTGTCATTGTTTCCAGCTGCTGGCATCAACGCTCCAATGCTGAATCCATTAGCAAAGGAACTGACAGAAGTAAAGTCTCCAGCAACTACTGTGCCAGTTGTTCCATACGCAATACCTTCAATTCCAGCATTTGCGAGTCCGGAGAAATCGAATGCTGAATATGTCAGACCATACACACTGTATGCTGTAAGGATTGACAAGTCCTGCAAATACACAGACATATTGGAGAATACACCAGGTGCTACTCCATAACCTCCTGGCTGAGATGGTCCACCAATAACCGCCGGATTTCCATAAGTACTGATATTATTGTTCTGGCCGCTTACAGAAGTAAACACACCAAAGCTCACCAATGTACTTCCAGATACCTGTGGAACAGTCTGCTGCCAATGCTGTACTCCAGAGCCGTCTACGACACCACGAATAACAAGAGAAATCTTGTTTCCTGTTGTTGAAATTACAGGCAGTGTAATCTGTGAATTTCCATGAGTAGAACCGCCGTTTACCAGCGCTCCACCGATTCCATAGAATCCCTTGGATGCAGGAATAAATACCTCGGCAGCAAAACTATTGGCCTGAGCCCAAGCAACAGCAGCATCAATTGCACCCTGGAATGCAGCAGTATCATCCTTTGCCCACATAACCAGTGCACTCGTAATCGTTACAGACGCATTAACACTGATGTGTACTTGACTACTGCTGACATAGCTAGTAATTGTGGCAGAAAGCGTCGTAGAGCCAAAGATTCCCGCACCCTTGATTTGCACAAGACTGTTTACATCTTCAGGCACAAACTTATGTGATGTTGAACATGTCAATAGGTTGTTGCCAGAAGAAATAGCACCATCACCGACAGTCTGACCATTTCCTACAGCACCATAATCAGCAACACTGAAACTCCATGGTGCTGTAGCGCCAGAAGTTCCATGGATATTTACCTGGAATGTCCAAGTGGTTGAATCTGTCTTCTTAAAAATGTCCAGCGATACGATATTTACATACCAATCGCCTACATGACCCTGACCACTGGTCGGGTCTGAGCTTCCGCTTAGCCACTGAGAACCATCAGCGCCAGGCGCTCCATTTGTTCCGTTCGTACCATTACTTCCTGCCGAACCTGGTGGACCAGCAGGCCCCTGAGGGCCTGCCAGTGAAATTGCAAAACCTGGCGGTGTCGGCTGCACGATTTCAATCGTCATCTTGTCACCTCGTCATACACAGTGACATCTCCTGCGAGATATGTGCGTACATTTCCATCTGGATTAGTAACCTGAAAGTCCCACACATAGGAACCCGCAGTAATCTCCTCAACGACAGAAGACGGGAACAGAATGTCCACTCTTCCAGCCGAAGGAGTGATAGTGCATGTCGCATCAAACGAACTTACCGAAGAAAAGCTCTGCCTAATGCTTGATTCTGCCGTATAACCATTAAGGTTAATCGGCGTATCGTTGCTGTCCTTGATTACGACTGATGTGGAGAAGTAGTCTCCCCTGTACAATACAAGGTCGTAATTAGACGGCAACTGGTCCTGTCCAAGAACACCCGCAGGTTGGCCAGGGAAGACAATATCAGCCATAATACGCTTCGGCCTCCCGTGGGGTTGCGTAACTGAAGCCTTCTACATTGTCTGTAATCCACTCTGCATCCTCTTCGGGGACAAGAGCGAATGGGTGGTCGCGGGTAAACTTGATGCCGCGAATTTCATAAGTACGATTCTCGCGCACCATCTTTAGGAGAGCCTTTGGACCCTTTTCCTTGGTCGCTGCGGCTTCCTGCTTGAGAACTTCATCCGCAGCCGCTACTCCTGGGTCCAATGCCGCAGCAGACTCCCAAGTAACGCCATCTTCGGCAAGTGCAGCAACAATGACAGCCTTCGTATCCGTTGGCTTTGTCTCTACGCCGAACTGCTCGGCA